ATCCTCGGGCACCTCGCGCTGGGCGCCACCGAGGTTCGCCCCGGCGGCGCCATCGACAGCACCACCGGCCGCTACGAACTCTGGTTCAACAACTGCCAGGACGACGTGACCTACCCGTACATTCGGGTCTACACGGACGTCTCGGGCGCGGTCGCGACCGGCATCAACTACTCGGCCTTCATCGGCCGCGACTTCCTCACGCACGCCTAGTCCGCGCTTCCCCGCTTGCGTGCATGAGTAACGCCCCCGACCTCGAAAGTCGGGGGCGTTCGTGCGTTGAGGGGTAGGGCGGCGAGAGAGACGGTGTCCGCATGTCGAACTACGCCGCCCCCATTGAAGTCGTCCAGGCCGCTCTGCACCGGCTTGGCGAAGAAACGATCACCAGCCTGACGGACGGCTCGGCCGCCGCGCTGATCGCTGCCTCGAACTACGAGGGGATCGTGCGGGCGGCGCTGACCAAGCACGCCTGGTCGTTCGCCACCTCGACCACGGGGCTGACGCTTCAGGAGACCGTAACGCTGGGGCCGTGGACGAAGGCGTACACCTTCGTAGATCCGGCGGTCATCAACCTGCGCTACGTCATGGACACGGGCCGGCGCCTGCGCTCCGGCGAATACGAGGCGCAGGGCGGCCGGGTGCTGACCCGCGTGGCGCTGACCACGCCGCAGGCCGTGGTGACGACCCGCGCCGGCGAGGGCGCGTGGCCCGATGACTTCGCCGAGGCGATTGTCGTCCGCATGCAGGCCCTGTTCCTCGAGGGACTGCTGGACCGTTGGCAGGACGCGCGGCTCAAGCAGCGCGACTCCGAGGCCGCCATGCTGGGCGCCATGCTGCGCGACAAGCGGCAGTCGCCGGGTGTTCAGGTCGAGCAGAACCCGCTGGCCGAAACCTGGCGGGGAGCGCGCTTTGGCGTGATGCGCTCGAGTGGCTAGGCGCTGGCAATTCACAAACGACCTTTCGGCCGGCGAGATCGCGCCGCAGTACCTGGTCAGGTCGGACGCCGCTGTGCGCAACCGGGCGGCGAAGCGTGCGCGGAATGTGCTGCTGTCGCCCGGCGGCGGCTACAGCCGACGCTGGGGCTCGCGATGGCGCGCGGACCTGCCGGGCGACGCCCGCATTGAGTCCATCGGCGTGGGCGCCTCCGACGCCAAGATCATCGTCTTCATCGACACGAAGTTTCGCGTCTACAATCTCGACGGCACGATGGCCCACGAGGTCACGGGCTGCCCCTGGGTCACGGCTGATCTGCGCGAGATGCAGATTGCGGCCGAGAACGACCGCATCGTGGTGTGCTCTCAGGCGTTCTTTCCGCAGGTTCTGACCTTCAACGGCACCGCGTGGTCAGTGGGCGCCTTCACCTTCGCCGCCGGGGTCAACGGGTCCAGCAGCCGGCCCTACTACCGCTTTGCCGCGGACGGCGTCTCGCTGGCCCCGTCCGGGTACTCGGGCTCCGTCTCACTGACGACGTCGGCCGCCTTCTTCGTGGCCAACCACGTCGGCGCCCGCATCCGCTACAGCGGCCAGGAGATCACGGTCACGGCCGTCACGAACGGCACGACTGCGACCGGAACTGTCGTAGGTACGCTCTACCCGACCATCACATGCACGGTCGGGTCAACGACGGGCTTCTACGTCGGCCAGGTGGTCGAGGGAAAGGACACCGAGATTCGCGGCGTGGTGTCGGTCATCACCAATGCCACGACGATGAACGTCCAGTTGATCGAGGGCTACACCCCGTTCACCGCGACCGAGAAGCTGACGGGCCCGACCGCGCAGGCGACGCTCTCCGCCGTCACCACCGCCGGCACGCCCGCCGCCACGGTCGACTGGGACGAGCAGGTCATCTCGGCGGCGCGCGGCTATCCGGGGGCCTGCGCGCTTCACCGGACGCGACTGCTGCTGGGCCGCTTCCCTGCGGTCGAGAACCTGATGTGCGCCTCGACGGTGGGCGACGTGACGGACTTCAACGTCGGGACTGGCGCGGACTCGGACGCCATTGTCGAGACGCTGGGGCGCGACACGACGGTCAAGATCAGGCACTTCGCGTCGACCGAGCAGCTTGTGATCTTCACGGAGGCCGGTCCGTTCTACGTGCCCGAACAGGTCACGGCTCCGCTGTCTCCGACGAACCTCGAACTGTTGCAGATCGGGCCGGAGTCGTCCGGGTCGCCGGTCCCGCTTCTGGTCGCCGAGGGCTTCGTGTTCTCGGAGGACGGGTCCGGCCGGCTGATGGCCGTGGTCCCGACCGGCAACGTGCGCCGCTCGTGGGAGATTTCCGACCTGTCGGAATTGGCCTACCACCTGATGGGCACGCCGGTCGAACTCGAGACCGTGCCCGCCTCAAGCCTGACCGACCGACTCGTCTGTCAGCTTCTGTCTGACGGCACGATGGCGGTCATGAACTACCGCCGCGGCGCAGAGAACACGGCCTGGTCTCTGTGGTCGACCAGCGGCGAGTGGCGCTCAATCGCCGCCGCCGCCGGCAGCCTGTACGTCGTCTCCAAGCGGACGATCAACGGCACGGCCTCCTACTTCCTCGAGGTCTTCGACCGCACGGTTTACGGCGACGGCGTGCTCACCCTGGCCGGCGTCGGCACCGCTGCGACAAAATACGCGCTGGCCGAGGACATGGGGCTTTGGCAGGGGAGCGCCTGGCTGGCGTCCGTCGATCTGAACGCGAGCGGCGTGATCCTCTCGCCTCCGGCGGCGACCGGCGCCGTGCAGTTGGGCTTCGACTTCACCGATACGGTCGAGCTCGTCCCGCCCATCGACGGCGAGTACGGGCTGCGCCCGAAGATCCGAATCTGCCGTGCGTGGCTTGACGTCCTGTCGTCCGGCCAAGTGGCGGTGAACGGCTACGCGGGCGCGGGCTACCGCTCCACGGGCGGCATCGGCGGCCCCGTTCCGCTGCACACGGGCCAACTTCTGTTCAACCTGCTGGGGCGCAGCCGAACGCAAACCCTGACGATCAGCCAGGACCACGGCGAGCCGTTGGAAGTCCGCTCGATCACCATGGAGGTCACGTCCTAATGGCCCAAGCCGCAGTCCCCATCATGATTGCCGCCACCGCCGCGTCCGCGGGGTCGAAGATACTCGGCGGCATGGCCGAGCGCGATGCGCTGAAGAAGGAGGCCAGCCTGCTCGAGCAGCAGGCTCGCGACGTGGACCTGCAAGCCATGCAGCGTTCGACGATGCGGCGCGAGCAGCTTCGCTCGGCCATGTCGACGATCGAGGCGCGGCGTGCGGCGTCCGGCCTGTCGCTCGACTCGCCTTCCGCCATGGCGATCGGCAAGGAGATCAACCGCCAGACCTTCCGCGACATTTCCATCGACGACGCCACGGCCGCCAACCAGAAGTTCTCCCTGCGTGAGCAGGCCAAGGCCAAGCGCAAGGGCGCCAAGATGGCGATGATTCAGGGCACCCTCGGCGCGGTCTCGTCGCTGGGTCAAATGGCCGGTGGCTTCGGCGGCGGCGGCGGCGCCTCGTCGGCCGGCGCTTCCGCCGGCAGCAGCGCCGGCACGTTCGGCACAGGCGCATCTGCGACCAGCCGGCTCCGGTAGAGGGCTAGAAAAATGGCTACGGGCACTGGGCCGCTTGCGGTCAACACCGGCACGATGAACACCACGGACCTGACGCCGGCGGCGAACATCGAGAGCCTGGGCGACGACTGGGGACGCATCGCCGCGACCTTCGAGCGGTTCGGCGACATGCTCAAGCCGACCCTGAAGGAGCGCGCCCGCGTGCGCGGCGCCGAGGCCGGTGCGGCTGTGGCGCGCGGCGAGCAGGCCTACAAGTCGCCATGGCTTCTGAACGAGATCAACGCGGAGTTCGAGGATGCGCAGCGCACGGCGTTCATGGCCGGCATCCGCTCCGACATTGACGTGCGCGAGCGAGAGATTCGCGGCCAGCACCTGTACGACCCGGACGGTTATCGCGCCGCGACGGATGCCATGGTCAGCGGCTTCGTGCGCGGCGCCCCTGACGTGCTGGCGGTGGATGTTGAGTCCTACGGCAAGACGCGGACTGGAAATGGCCTGGAGAGCGTTGTCGCCGCGACGACGACTCGCTCCAACCAGGAGGCGGTGGCGACGGTTACGGCGCGTCAGGCGTCCCTCGAGGAAAACCTGATCGACGCGGTGGCGCTGGACGGCGGAGACGTCGGCCCGGAGTACGAGCAGCGGTGGCAGGAATGGCGGGATCTGGAGATCCAGAAGATCACCAACCCGCTGTTCGCCTACACGCCGGAGCAGTCGGAGATCGCCGAGGGCAGGCTGCTCGAGAAGGTGCAGGGCTCGATCCTGACCCGCGAGACCGCCCGCGTCTACAGGGAGGCGGGCGGTGGAGCGCCGGGCTTCGCGGCTGCCCGAAGGTTCCTGTCTGACGCTGTCGACGGGCGGCCTCCGCAGTCGCGCGCCGGGCCGATGACGGGCTTCGTCTCGCCGGTCGAGGGCGGGCGCGTGTCGTCGGGCTTTGGCCCGCGCGCCGCACCGGTCGCCGGGGCCAGCACCGACCACAACGGTATCGACTTCGCCGTTCCCAAGGGCACGCCCGTCAAGGCGGCGGCGCCCGGTGTCGTGGTGTCGGTCTCCGAGAACGGCGCCAGCGGCAAGTTCGTCCGCATCCGCCACCCGGACGGCACGATCAGCGGCTACGCGCACCTCGACATGCAGGACGTCCAGCGCGGCCAACTCGTCAAGCAGGGCGACATCATCGGCGCGTCCGGTTCGACGGGCACGACCAGCGGCCCCAACCTGCACTTCACGCTGTCAAAGGACGGCAAGGCCATCGATCCGGCGGCGCTGCTGGACAGGCCGGGCCCCGAGGCGCTGGCCGGCGCGGCGGCGCCTGACGCGGCGGCCGACCCGATCCTGGCGGAGATTCCCGCCCCGCGCCGGATGCGCCTGTACCGCACGGCGTCGGCCAATCTGGACGCACTCTATGCCGGCGAGCGCGCCACCGCGCAGGCCGAGGCCGCCGCCGAGCGGGAGGAGCAGGCCGCGGAGCGCGAGGCTGCGGACTCGTGGAGGCTCAAGGTCGTGCTGGGCGAGGCCAGCGAAGCGGACGTCAAGGCCGCCACCAACATCGACGATGGGACCAAGGCCAGCCTGATAACCGGCGTCCGCGCCCGCGCCCGCTCAGAGGCCAGCGCCGCGCGCGCCGAGGCGGCAGCCACGCGCACCGCCTCCGTGGCGACCTACAACCAATATCGTGACCAGGCGCAGGCCGGCACGCTGCCCGAAGGCGAGATCGCCGACGCTGTGCAGGCCGGGTTCCTGACGCAGGGGCAGGCGCAGACGCTGCGCACGACGCGGGACCGCGTGCTCGGGCCGATGATGCGCGATGTCAAGGCGCCTGTGCTCGACGCCGCCAAGGCGCCGGGGCGCGGCACGCGCGGGACGGCCGCCTCGCTGGCGCGGGCCGACGAACTCGTGGCGCGGTGGGTGCGCGAGAACCCCGGCGCGACATTTGAGCAGCGGATCGACGCCGGCAAGAAGATCGCGGCCGAGGTGTTCAAGCCGCCGGCCACCGCCGGAGGCGGTGCCGCCGCGCCTCAGCGGGACAAGATGGCGAAGATCCGTGCGTTGGACGTCGAGCGCAAGCGCACGCGAATGTCGGATGCGGAATACAACCGGAAAAAGAAGCAGATACTGGACAACTGATGGCCCTGCCTCCCCAACAGATTTCGTCCGGCGCGGGCTTCGACGAGCCCGCGCCGCTGACCGGCGGCCAGCGTCAGACGGTTGACCAATTGGTCGCCGCCGGCGCGACGTCTCTGCCGCAGGCGGAGCGGCCGCAGAGCGACACCCGCAGCATCCCCGCCGGAACGCCGTCGATCGATTCGCGCGGTCTTGTGCGCGTCGGGCCCTACGAGCCGACCGCCCCGTTCGAGGACGAGTACGCCGCCCGCCTTGGCGCGCGTGACGACGCCGCTCTGGGCGCCGAGACGGCTGCGCTTGAGTCCGAGATCGTCGAGATCGAAACGGCGGCCGGGCAGGGTGGGCAACCCCGCACGGCTAACCTGCGCGATCAGCCTCTGACGGCGGACGAGTACGTCGGGCAACTGGCCGGCGCCGCTGGCGTGGTCGGCGGCGCCTTCGGCGACTTCGCGCGCGGCACGATCTTCGAGGGCCTGCCCGCGATGGTCTCTGGCGTAAAGGGCGCCGTGAACGAGACGCTGGACTTCATCGACTTCGCCGGGGACTCGATCGAGAAGTTCGTTCCGGCCACCATTGCGTGGGGCCCGGACGGCATCGAGCTCACGACTCAGGACAAGGCGGCCGAGAAGCAGGGCAAGAACCCGCTGTTCGGATTCCGGTTCAACGACGCGACCAAGGACAAGCTCGAGACCAACACCGGCAACTTCATCCGGTCGGGCTCGCAGTTCGTCGCCGGGTTCCTTGGCGCGGGCAAGATCCTGAAGGGCTGGTCGGCGGCGACGAAGGCCGGCAAGGTCGGCAAGGCCATGGCGCAGGGCGCCATCGCCGACTTCACCGCCTTCGACCCGCACGAGGAGCGGCTGTCCAACTTCCTGTCCGACCTCGACCCCGACAAGCGCGTCCCGTTCCTCGACTTCCTCGCCGCCGACAAGGAGGACTCCGAGATTGTCGGGCGGGCGAAGAACGCTGTTGAGGGCCTGGGCCTGGGCGTGGCGACGGACGCGGTCCTGACGAGCCTGCGCGCCATCAGGGCCGGCCGGCAGGCCAAGGCCGCCGTGCGCCAGCAGGCCGCGGCCGAGGGGTTGCAGATCGATCCGCTGATGCCGCCGGAGCAGTTGGCCGCCGAGGCTGACGCGGAAGTGGCCAAGGTCATGGCCCTGCTCAAGCCAAACTTCGGCCGGAAGGTCGACGCGGCGGCCCGGTCGGCGGCGCCGGTCAAGCCGGGCGAGGTGACGGGCGCGACCATCGAGCCCAACGTCTTCGACATCGACTTCTCGAAGATCGAGACGGCGGACGACGTCAAGGGCGTGATCTCCACCATGCTCGAGCGCAATGTCGACCAGGTCGACGCGGCGCGCGGCGGCACGCAGTCGTGGGCGACCACGCGCGAGAAGGCCGAGGGGCTGGACTGGGTCGGCAGTATGGCGAAGCGCCGCCAGGGTCAGGCCATGAACGCCGGCGAGATCACCGCCTACCGCGGCGCGCTCAATTCCAGCGCGACCAAGCTATTGGCGCTGGCCCGCAACGTGCAGGACGCCCCCTCGACGGCCGCGCAGTTCGCGTTCCGCCGGCAGATGGCCATTCACAACGCGATCCAGTTGGAGTTCATGGGCGCGCGGGCCGAGGCCGGCCGGGCGCTACAGGCGTTCCAGATGCCGGTCGGCACACCCGCCCGCCAGCTTCGCGAGATCGACGTCCTCATCGCCGAACACGGTGGCGCGGGCACGTCGCAGGAGCTC